CCCAGTTGAACCGGGGGAGGTTGACCGTGCAGTTGCCAGAGTAAATCGCGTCTACACCGCGCACCTGGTACACGTCCGTGGCAAGCCCACCGGACGATGCGGTCCTCGTTGCGAAGACGTAGATACCGCCACTGGTAGCCGACGGGATGTCAACGTACTTGAGGTAGTAGTCCTCTCCCGTGGCGAGGAGCTGGTCATACATATGAGCCCAGCTCTCGTTGATGCAGCGGTCGACTTCCGCGTTCGTAACGAAGGCGGAGTTCACCATGTCCGCACGTTGGCGTACTTCCTCTCGAAGCTGAGCAAGCGTTCTCGTGCGAGCCATGGTGAACTCCTATCCCTTCATTCGTCTTCGTAGTCGTCGCCACACATCGAGGCAAGCGCCTCAAATGCCATGGCTCCGCCTTCGTCGTCGCCAGACTCGAACGCCTTCCGCATCTTGCGGAAGAGCTTCACCTTCTCAGGCGAAGGACCGTCCGAGCCCATCTTGGAAGAGGAGGGAGCATCCTCCTCTTCCATGTCCCCGCCCTTGCCCTTACCGAGCATGGCGATGAGCAGGCCCTTACCCTTCATGCCGTCACGCTCGTAGTGGCACAGGTGATCTCGAAGGTAAACCCGTCAAGAGCCGTGTTTGCAAACGCGGCAAGGTTGCCGGTTGCAGGGTTGACGACCTTGATTTGAAGGCCGACAGACTGAGAGAGGATGTTCACAGCAGCAGGCAGCGCGTACAGATGGCGTTGGTTTGCGCCGGTCGGGTCTGCAAGCTGTGCCTCAAGGTTCCAGGCATACACAGTCGTGACGGCGCTGGCGTTGGTCACGCTCGTAAGTGCGCCCGTGGTACCATTGAACGTCGCGGTAACACCCGTGCCAAAGAGCACATAGTAGATACCAGTGACGCCAGAGGGGAGGAACGTGAACCCCTTACCCGCAAGATTCGGGGTTGCCGCATCCGCGCCCGTGACACGCCCGGAGATACGAATATCTCCAGGGATGTTGGTGCGCATCTGGCTGCGCGTAGAGACGTTGTTGATAGATGCCATGTTAGGCTCCTTTCACTCGGCTGTTCAGCTGCCCCAGCCGTAGAGGTAGCCGTTAGAGCCGGGGTTGTCGCAACCAATCTGGTAGTACGACGCGAAGCGCGCCTGGTAGTCGTCGCTGTCCATGAGACGGAGGAAGTTCACGCCGTCCCAGTCGACGAGCTGGAACATGCCGCCCGGAGCCGTGGAGATGCTCCACGACGGAAGGTTGAGCATGTACGCCTCGCCACGCGGGCAGAACGGGTCCTCGATGAACGGGATAGCGCCGTTCTGACCAAGGAACACAACCGACTGGAAGTTGAGGTTCTGCTTCGGGTCCTGAGCCGGGATGCGGATCACGTCCGAGAGCGCCGACTTCTTGAGGGTCGCGATGTCGAGCGTGTTGGCCGCAATGGCCGTCGGGTAGCCCATGCCCTGGAAGAGAATGTTGGCTTCGAGGTCCTGGAGGGCCTCGACCATGTTCTTGCCAGCGGCGTTGAGAACCGAGCCGCCAAGGCGAACCTTGTCCGACGCGCGGTTGAGGCCGAAGAGCGTGTCGCCGTACGGCTGCTGACCGATGAGGCCACCCGCAATCCACTGCTTGATGCCAGCCGGCGAACGCGCGTTGGTGTCGTAGCTCGTCGCCGTGCCGTCCGGAACGATGCCGTCGCCGTCACGGGTGATGATAGCGCCAGCCGGCCAGGTCGCGGCAGAGGCGAGCGTGAGCGTCGCCGAGCCCGTCGCGAGGTCACGGTTGACCGCCGTGATCTGACGGACCATGTTCGTCGCGCTGAACGTGTTCGTCAGCGCACCGGACGAGAGGTCGATGTACTGGCCAGCGAACGACTCCGCGCTGTAGAGCACGATGTACATACCCGCCTCGAAGTTCGCCACGTCGGCGGAGTTCGAGAGGGTGATGGTCGTCGAGGCGGTGCCCGCAGCGCTGACAGCGCCGATGCGGCCCGTGCCCGAGCCGTAGATGAGGCGACCGGCGCTGTTCTGCATGCCGCGAACGACGCTCTCGGTGCGGTTGCGCCACACGTTCACGAGCGAGCCGGGGTCGACCGCCGTACGCATGACCTCGCCAGCAACCTGCGCGAAGCCGTAGTGCTGGACGCGGAACAGCTCGAAGCGCTTGTAGCTCTCGGCGCTGTCCTTGTGCGCGTACGCACGGTCGAACGAGGAGCCGAAGCCCTGCGGGTTGGTGGTCTGGAGCGCGAGGACCTTCTTCTCGCCCGTGAAGTCGGAGACAACCGGGATCTTCGAGAGAAGAGCCTGCTTGTTGTACGAGAGGTTGGGGACGCCCTTCTTGTAGAGGAGCTTGAGGACTTGCTCGACGGCGGTGACGTTGCTGGAGATAGGCATTGTTTTTCCTTAGTTAGCTGACTTCTGCATCTCTTGACGGGCCACCTCGATAAGCATAGCCGTCTGCTCATCCCGGCTAAGATCATAGAGGTTTTTCGGACCCCCGAGCCGTGTCTCGGATGCAGAAGCCTGAGACGGCGACCGGGGCTTGCTAGTAGCTGGCGCTGGCTGGGCAGCCGCTTTGGCCGCGCTCTTGCCCTTGATGCTGCCGAGCTTCTTCGAGTACTTTTGCTCAAGGAACCACGCGATGTCTTCGTCCTGAACCTCGTCAGGGTCCCCACCACGGGAGAGGAAGTCGCGTGCGACGCCCTCGGCCTCACGAATGAGCGCGTACGGGTCGTCGGAGAACCACTCGTAGAGCGACGGGTAGTCTTCGCTCGTAATCATCGAGCAAAACTCCTGCTGCTCACGCAAAGTCTCCGCTTCCTCAGCCTTGCGGCGGGACATCTCCTGCGCTTCTTGCTGCTGACGCTCGAAAGCGTCAATCTTGGCCTGGAGAGCCTGCATCTGGGCGAGCATCTTTGACTGCGGAGTGTTCTCCTCCAGCGCAGCCTGCGTAAACTCGTCGAGGTTGATGCCAAGCTCCTGCAAAGCCGTCAGCGGAGAGGTCTTGAGCTTGCTCTTGAAGCCATCCACGTCGAAAGACGACGCCTTGGGAGCCTCAAACGAGCGCGCTTGCTCGTACTCACGCAGCTTTTCGGCCATCTCGGCCTGACGACGAGCCTCGGCCTTGGCTTGCTTGGCCGCACGGGCCTTCTCCATGCGGCTACGGATGACTTCGCGCGGGTCGATGTCGTCTTCCGCAGCTTGGGGAGCAGCGCGGGAGGGCTTAGGGGCCTCTTCATCGGCCTCAGAGGCACCAAGATGGGCCTCGGCGATGTCGTTCGACGCAGCCTTGGTCACAGAACCAGCGTCGCCGTGCATGGCCGCACGCGCGGCAGCAACGAGGTCGTCATTCGAGACGCTCGAAGAACCCTCGGAACCCGTATCCACAGCCTCAGAACCGGTGAAATCGCTCATTGTAGCACTCCCATAGAGGCAGGGTTAGGCGGAGCAGCGCCCTCCCCGGCCATTGGGGCGGCACCCTGAGCCATCTCACCGGTCTGCTCACCAGTGGGAGGCGCTTGCGGACCTGGAGCCGCCTGCTCCGGGGCCTGCATAGCGGCGATGATTGCCGCGCATTCTTCGATGTACTGCTGGATAAGCTCCAGCTTCTTCTGCGGAACCTTGTCGACCATGCACTTGGCCAGGAAGAGCTTGGCGCGCTCTTGGGCCATCACAGGGTCGATGTACTCGGACGGAGACGTGTAGCGACGAGACTCGACCATCTCGTAGAGCTGCATGTCCACGGCGTCGCGCGGGGCGTTCGCGAGGTCTTCCTCGGCGTCGATGTCGGGCATGTCGAGCAAGCGACGCAGGGTCGGCTTGTCGGCGAGGCCAAACTGGGCCATGGAGAGAATCTGCTCGAACTTGGCGGACGGCTGCCGGCTAAGGTTCGAGATGGGGTACATGCGAAGGCGGTACTCGCGCTGGTCCATGCGGACCTCGGACCAGGAAAGCTCCTCAAGGGTGCTCTTGGTCGGACGGGCAACCTTCACGTCGATGTCAGCGGCGAGCATACGCTCAGCCTCGGCGATGAAGAGCTTGGCCACGTCGATGGCAAACTGCTCATGCAGCTTGTGGAAGACGTGCAGGCGCTCGCTCTCGAAGTCCTCGTAGACCTGGAGAGCCTTGCCCGAGGCCGCGCGAAGGCCAGCAGGCAGCTCCGAGTGGGCGCTCATGTTCGAGAGCCCGAGCCCCTGGTTGATCTCCTGCGGGATGCTGGAGCGGTAGGCGTAGGTCTGCGGGTTCACCGGGTCTGGGTTGAACGTCGACGGAGGCGGACCACCAGGGAGGTACTCGATGATGGTGCCGATGCCGTTGTCGAGCGAGACGGTCTTGCCGAGCGTGCCGGCTTGCATGAGGACGTGCGAGCCGCCCATGATGCTGTGAGCCTGCTGGAGCTTGTGCGAGAGCTTGTTGTGCTCTTCCTGGGCAGGGCCAAACTCGAAGACGGCAGAGGAGCCCCAGAAGCCAACGAGGGGCACGTTGCGGCGCTCGAAGGCAAAGGGGAAGAACTCCTCGGTCCACTTCTCGCGAAGCAGGGTAGCGTTCTCGATGCAGACGATGTGCTCGCCGTCATCCGCGCCAGGGCCGGACGGAAGGTGCCACGCCTCGTAGACGTAGATGAGGTCCGAGCCCGAGTTGATGACGAACTGCGCCATCTCCGTGTCGGTGGGGTTGGACACGGACAGGATGGAGCCCTTGCGGAAGGACTTCGAGCCAACGATGCCGTCGCCTTCTGCGTCTCCGTAGAGATGCATGACGACGCTGCGGTCGAGCAGGTGGCGCTGGATGAGATTGCGCGGAGAGCCGTAGCGCGCTTCAGCGTCGGAGACGAAGAGGTCGAGCATGGGCACGACTTCGAGCTGAAGCTGGCCATAGTTCGACGTGACCTTGGCGCAGCCGGTGCCGTCCACGAGAGCGGCGAGGTCGACGCTCATGCACTTCGAGTAGAAGTTCGTGTCCTCGAAGGCACCCTCGATGAAGCGCGAGAGCTTCTCGGCACGACGGCGCTGCATGTAGTCGCCACCGGAGGTGACGGCGTAGGGCAGCGTCTTCACGCGGCTAATCTTGGCAGCCAGCGTGTCGATGCTGTTCTTGAGGTGGTTGATGGCGTAGCGGCGGTCGATGCTGGGGTCGGGAGCCTGACCGTAGGCGGACAGGTCGATGCCGTAGATTTGCTGGCAGCGACGCACCGACACGCGGCGGGACTCCTGCGTATCCATCGTGTTCTTCACACGGTCGACAATCGCGAGGTGCGGCTCACGCTGGGCCTTGTCAAACCACTGCTGGGCTCGCTCAGGACTATCCATCGAGTGTACTGATTTACTGATTCTCAGCAGCCGTCAACATGAATTTTCATCTTACCATAACCAGACAAGATGAATCCGTTCTTTCAGGACTGTCGTATTTCCAATGTCTCTCTATCGTGAGGACGACAGGGTAAAAGTTTTCACTTTGACCATGTCCAAGGGTCTTGGCAGTCCTCGCAGACGACAGCGGGATAGGTTTGACCTTGAGGACCTGTGACCTGGGTCTCCATCCAGTACTTGGGATGCGGGGCGCAGGAGCGCGTGTCTCGGTGAGCGTCCTTGTTGCAGCGCTCGCAGTGAAACCAGTACCGTCCGCCGTACTTCATGTTCATCGGCGTACCCCAGGTGCTGCCGCAGCAGCGTCCTTCCGTAGCACGGCGTCTCGGAACAGAACCATCGGTATCACGTTTTTGCCTGACAGTCAACTACCAGGAATAGCCCCATCCGTCCTTGGGAGCGGCCCTATCGAGGATACGCTTGAGCATGACGCGCTCTTCGGCCTGGAGCTTGGAAAGCTCGCCTTGGGCCTCCTGCACGTCCTCGTCGGTTTGCCAGTAGCGAGCGAGGGCCATGGCAAGGCAGGGGGCATAGTCGCAGTGACGACCGTCTGACGTACGCGGGAAGCTGATGCTGGCACCGCTGCCCTTGAGCACCTTCTTTACCCGGCCAAGGTCGCTCCTAAGCGTCTGGTCTGCGGGAATCTCGACCATGCCTTGCTCGAACATGGTCTTGAGGGCGAGGAACTTGGCCAGCTTCTCCCGCTCCGTCCAGGCATGGACCACGAGCACGAGCTTCTGCTGAGCCGCCAGGTCTCGCAACGCATCGCCGTAGTACTGGTCCGAGTCGAGGACCGAGATGCGGTAAGCACGGCAAAGCCTCGCCACTTCCTCCAGGATGGCCCCAGGACGCAGCGGAGCTGCTGCCGAGCCTATCCACTGCCTGGCCAGTGCCACACGCCGCTTATCGCCCTCCTGGCAGGCAATGATGAGCGTCCAGGCGTTGCCACGAGTCGCAGGGTCAATAGCCGCGCTGTACTGCACACCGGGCTTGGGAGTCTCGATGAGCGGAGCGGGTCTCGTGGCTGCATCGAGCGAGTCTTGCGTGATGAGCGACTCCTCAGGCTGGGCAAACTCCGCAGCCACGTCTGTGCGGAAGGCTTGCGGGTCCTTCTCCTCGGCATCCCTGACCGCCTGCGGGGTCCACAGCTGCGGGTTCAAGTCCCAGCCCGGTGCCTTCACCACCACCATGTTCCGCGTAGGACGGCCATAGTGCTCCTTCACCACGTTGTACGCAGGACCAAACGGTGCCCAAGGACTGCCAATCGAGATGACCTGCGAGCCAGGCAGGATACGCAGCAGGACAGCCTTCCGCATGTCGTCCCAGTTGACCACAGCCTCCCCCTCTCCAAGCATACGAGGGAACTCGTCAAACACAGCCCCAGCCGACCAGCGCGCCACAAGCGTAGAACCCGAGCGTGAGCCCGCTACAACCTTGATCTCCACAGGCCGTCCAGACGGATGCCTGAGCACAATCGTGTCCGTCGTAGGCTCTCCCATCACCAAGCCCTTCAAGGCAGGAGACGCCATCACCCGTCCCACGACATGCCCGAAGATGACCTCCGCCAAGTCCTTGTTGATGCTGACAATCGAGACTCTTGGAACCTCTCCAGGACCCAGGTGCTCCACCGCACAAACCTGCGTCCAATGCACCGCCATGCACGCAGCCATCAAGCTCTTGCCACACCTGATGGCACTCAAAACAGCCATCTCCTTCGGCTTGCCCTCAAGCTGCGGCTCCTCCCCTCCAAAGGCACGGACCACAGCTGGATGCCCCCACAAATCCCCAAGCTGCTTCCCATCCGCTACCCGCATGATGGCCCTCTGCACAATGCTCGCCGTCTTGAGACCAAACCCAAGAGGGTGAACCAGAAGCTCCTCCATGCTCCCCAGCTTCACCCGCTTCTCATCAAGCTCCCTCTCAAGAGCCTTCGTAAGCCTAGCTAGCCTCTCAGCCTGGTTGCCCTCTACCGCCGTCTTCCGCTTGTCCTGCGCGTATGCCATCCAGCCTCAATAGCATGATAGAAGGCCATTAGAGAGGGTATGGAGAGAAGGGGTTCTAAGGCCCCGGCCCCCTCTCAGACTGTCACATGTACCCCCCCTCCCAGGGCACACGGAGGCTTCTATCCTTCCAGTCCCCCTCGCGCGTACGCGCGTTATATACTGTATGTACTGTATAGTACTGTATACTGTATATACCATATCTATACTGTATATACGTATATACCTTAACTGTACCTATACCTTACATATATCGTATGTACTGTATATATAAGGTATTTCTTGGTCTCATTAACGTATATACGTACTTTCCCTCTTTCCCAACCTCATACACAGTACATACAGCGCCTATCGCTCTGCTATCCGTGGGACAGCAGAGCTAAAACACTCGCAAGCGAGTGCAGATAGGGAGCGCCTTGCGCTCATGAGCAGCAACCTACAGCGCTCGGCTCTGGCTCGTCGTCGCTACGCTCCTAGATCCAGAGAGACTATGTTAGCGAGCGCTTGTCTAGATGGTTTCTTTTTGCTCAGTCTTTTTCCATGCTCTTCTATCGTACTTCGTTTTCTAC